CCTTAGGAGCTTTTAACACATCAAAATAAAAATCCTTTTCCTCGCAATCACAGGCATAAGTAACGGGATTTATTCCCTCTTTAGGGTCTTCCTCATCTTTACCCGTATAAACTTCAAAGAAACGGGGCGGCGTATCGTCACCCTCGTAAATATCTCCGAATCTCCAATAACGTTTAAGCCAAGTGCAAGTTTCTATGCATTTATATTTAGTCATTGTGAATCGCACCGCCTTTATCAACGCCATGGCTTAAAAAGGCATTGACATTTGCGGCTGCGCTGAACGTAAGTCTCAGCCAGTTCTTAGCTTTGAACGGGATGGGAGATTTTACTATAATCTCGCCCGGGCCAGCCGTAACAGCCGGATACACCACCAACGGCGCGTAAGTGCCGTCTTTCGTCTCTGACTCTTCAAGCGTAACAACTAAGTTACTTACAGGCGTAGTATATGTAGAAACAATTAAAAATAATCCCTCGTACGGCGCCATTCCGATATTAGGCGCGGGCAAATCACCCTGCGCTAAACATATCGCACGAGACGTGGTTACTGCTCCGTCTTCCGGTTTCGCAAAAGTTAATAATTTATCAACTATCATTATTAATCACTCGCTCTCTAAAATAAAAAAATAAATTACATTACTCTCTCTTCAGTATTCAAGAGCATATCGTCAACGTGGAACGGAATACCCTTATAGCTCGTCGTGAGCTTGCCGGTAGCCTGGTCAATAGTCTTCTCAATGTAGTTGCTCGACAAAAGCTGTCTCTCCCAGAACTCCTTAACCGTTCTATTCATATAGAACACAGGACGGCCAGTATTCAAATTCCAGATTTTATTAGTCATCGAGTTGATAATATAAAGCAGCTGCGCAGCCGTATCACTTGCCGTTCCGCTCGTAGCTAAGTTATTCACATCGATATTGCACGCTCTGACCACCTGACGATAGTCTTTAAGGCAAATTCCGACCTGCCACTGGAAGCGGTCTCTGTAGCCCTGATACGTACCATGATGGACGCCGTTCTCGTCAACGTCATCTAAATCGATAACGCCGCTTGCAAAATGCTGAAGTCCGATTTTGCCGTTCTTGGGTACAATGCCAAAGAAGCTGTCCGTGCCGTGAACGATAAGCCAAATCGAAGCGTTGTCGTTACCGGTGCCGCCGCCGTCGATAATATAATCTTTTGCAGGGCCGGTAAGACTGCTGTAGCGTCTTGAAAGTCCCGTGAACTTACGCGGATTTAAAATGCCGTCGCCATACCATAAGGTAGTTGCGAACTCCTGTCCCATAGCCTCCACGAAAGAAGCCGACTCTTCAAGACGGGCGACGCCCGAGTTGTCCTCTAAATCAATTAAGGTCTTATCAACCTCGCTTACTGCCTCAAGCATAGCGCAGGTCTCGCGGACTATCTTCTGGCTCGAGCGCGTCGGCTCAACTCCTTCATTAATAGCCCTCCAAGTTACACCCGGCAAGCCTGCTCTATATCTGAACTTGTGTCCATCAAGCTGGTTGCCCTGTCTAAACGCCATATCCTCTAATAACGGCGTGCTCTTTGTTAAAAATTCAACAATCGGGTCATTTTTAATACCCGCATTCATAGCTAAATCTGCTAAAGTCTGTGTAGTTCCTAATCCTGGCATAAATATCTTCCCCCTTTCTTAAAAATTTTTATTAATTCATGTCCGGATAAACTCTTCTTGCCATGCCGATCGGTGAGTTATCACCCGCACGGCCTGTACGTGAATTACGCACAAACTTATCCTCCGTGAAGTAGTCGCGTCCCATTCTTGCGAACGCTCTCCATACTGCCGGATGATTAATTACGCCCGTCTCTTTCGTGAGGGCGTTTAATAAGCTTTTACCGCCTAATTTAGAAATCGCGCGATTAACGTAAACTTTCGCCTGATTTAACCGCGAACCTCCAAATTCGGGGTCTCTTTTCGTCTGCTCTCCCCAGTTATCAATCTGTGCCTGAAGCTGACTGTTAAAATTCTCTTCATCCTCAACCGCTCCGCCTATCCAATGTTTGGTATGCAGGTCGATTAACTTCTGAGCCTGTTCCTGAGTTAAGCCAAGCTCCTTAAATACTCCCTCTGCCTCGCTCATAGCCTCCTGAACATCAGGCGCGTTCATATCCATACCGTCAGGCAGGGTAAAGGGTTCATAAGCTTCGGGTGCTCCGTTAAGCGAGTTGTTGTTATTTAACCCGCCTGAAAAATCAGTGTTTCCGTTTAAATCTCCGCCGGTATCATCCATACCGGAATCGTCATAATCAGAATCACCGAAGATTGTCTCTCTCGGCGTCTCGCCGCCCGTATAAGAAGTTACGCTCCCGCTGAAATCGTTTTCCTTGAAATTGTCGTTATCCATTTTTTATTCCTTCTTTATTCTTCTTGTTTGCCTTTTTCTATAGGCGCAATCGTTCGCTCTTTATCAGCTTCCGCAAGTTTTACATAAGCACTCTCATCAAAACTCTCTAACATATTCAAAATGGCAAGCCCGATGTTTCGCCCGCCCTCTTTAAATATCATTGCGCTGGTCTCTTCGCCGCTATAGCTGATGCGATACACACCGCATAAATCTAATAAATGCGACAAAAAACGGACGCCCTCTTTAGTATTAAAGACCGTCCGTAAATCTTCTAAATCCTGCTTCTGTCTCTGTTCGAGTGTTGCAATCATATTTATTAAATTCCTCCTGTATCAGGCACTCCAAGCATTTGGCCTATTCCATCCAACCCGCTTGTATCTTCTTCGCCTGATGAATCTAAAAGTCCTGCGTCAGCTGCTTGTTTAGCTGCGCCAGCTCCCTGATTAGCTGCTTGCGCCATTTGCTGTAAAGCCGCCATCTGCTGCATTTGTTGTTGCTCTGCTTGTCTTTGAGCCTGCATCTCTGCGACTGCTTCATCACTGCGTACCACAGCTGCCTGAACGCCCAACATACGCGCGTACTGATCGACGCTCTCATGAACATCAATCTTATCAAGAACGTCAGGCTGCATTCCCGCACCGGCCTGTATCTGAGCCATAGTTCCGACAAAACTTGTAAGCCGGTCTATTCCTTCAAGCCCAACCATCTGCTGAGCCTGAGCAAGCATTGAAATATACTCAATCTTTAATTCCTGTCCTGCAAGCTCATCCGGCGGCGGTAAAATAAGCCCTAATCTGTCCATAATTCCGAATATACGGACTATCATCGGGTCTAATAACTCATAGTCAAGCCTTTCGAATACAGGACCGATCATCATCATTTGCTCCTGATTTATCGCGTTGACCTGAGTAGCGGTCATTTGTTTATTGGGATTTCTTAAAATAGCCAAGAATAAATCTGCAAAGAAAGCTTTTTTAATTATTTCGCGGCTGTCCATTATTGCCGCAACTTGTCCATTAGCATCCGGCTGAATTTGGTATAAAGGCCGAAAGCCCATATTAGGGTCTGTTCCGTCAACGTATGTAATGCTATTAGGCTTAAATACGTTGTCATGTGCATGAGACCGCCTTAAACTGTTATGTCCAACCAACGGCGGTGCAATAGCTATCTCTGCTGCTTGTAAATAATTCTTGCGCATAAGCTGAAGCGTTTTAGCTTCGCCTAAAGTGTCCCATCCAGGGGCACGTCCGTAAAAGTCTCCGCCCGCAACTTCCCAACGCGGAGCTATAATAGGCATTTCAACATAACGGCCTACTTTGAGCGTTTTATCTTCTGCAGTTTTGCCATCTTCCCAATATACGGATAAAAAGCGCATATCTTCATATTTTGCTTTTTCATCGGGATAAATCATATGGCATACTCTAAAATACTGGTCTGTACGGCCAGCGTCGTATGCTTCTTTGACTGCGTCGCTTAGATTTTCTTCTTTAAACTGCTCTTTCATCTGCTGAGCAGTGAGCCAAAATGAACGGGCAAATCTATTCGGTCTGCCGTCTATTCCATAGCTTAAACAATACTCTCCGACTGTAAAAGTCTGAGCTAAGAAGACGTGTTTCATATCTTCTTCAATAAGCATACAGCCCGTGCCGAACGCTCCAACTTCCTGATATAATGTGTGTAAGGAATTATAGATATTAGTTTGACTCATCGCATGGAACATTCTGCGTTCCACATCATCAAGCCATAATCTGACAGGGGCGTAATCTGCGAGTTCGCTGTCACTTACTGTAAGCCTAAACCATGGCCGTGAAGGAGAAGTTAAACCTCCCTGAAGCCCTGCGCTTAAAACATGTAAAGCCTGAGGAGCTGTCGGGTCGATTATCTTCTTGTCTTTTCTGTCACCTTGATTTGGTTCGGATTTATCGAATATACCGCGTCCGGGGAGAATATACTCGCTTATTTCCTGCCATACAGGCATATACCGCGTTCGTATAGTCTCCATCGCGGACATTTCCCGCGCGAGCTTCCTTAAATCAATTTTCTTATTATTCTTATCGCTCACATTTATTACATCCCTAAAAGAGTATTACGGCCTCCGCCGTCAAGTATTGTATTTCTTGCGTTAAAAGCCTGTCTCAGCCTTTTACGCTCATCACGCCTCGCTGTCATTTCCTCATCAGCCGGTTTTGCTTCTTCAAATACCGGTGCAGGGTCTGGCTGCGTTACCTTTGGTGTTTTTGACATACACATTTTAATCACATCCTTTATAGTCTCGCAAACGGGTCATAGTCATTTGCGTAGCTTTCGTAAGCTATTCCATTTGCATAGTCATTACTGCTTATAACCGGCGCAGCAAAAGTCAACGCTAAAGCGTCTGCCATATCAGGCGACTTTAGTCCGCGCTCTTTAATTTTTTCTTTGGGCTCAAGGACTTTCCGGCCAGCAGCGTCGAATTTGTAAGTCGGCGACGCCAATTCGCTTTTCAATTCTGTATCGTTGGGG